CTAGTTGTTTAGTGCTACTAATATTAAACTCATGCCCCACTAATTCATATATTCTATTTTTTAACACATCTATTCGTATTAAAGTTTTATCATATGCTTCTTTGGCATATTTATTATTTATTAATACACCCCGTTTTTCCATCATGTATAGTGTTTTAGTTAAATCATTTTGAAATCTAAATAAATCTAGTTGTTTTGATAATTCTAACTTACGCAGTCTATCTTGATAAACTTTTCTTGTCCAATACACATCTTGTACACAATAAGGTCCTAAATAATATGGGGGTGCTGCAGCAAAGTTCTTATTCCAAGAGTGCTTTCTTAGTATTTTTTTAGTTTCAACATCATATAATCCAGCATTTTCCCCGTAACTTCTAATAATAGTATCTGTAAGACTGAGCCTATTCATAGTTGTAGGTTCAGTCATTCGCACCATAACTAATACATCTACAAGATTCATATTAGGTACATTAATGCCTTCATTCTCTAGGAACTTTGCATCAAACTTTACGTTATATCCGATTAAAGTTTTGCAATTATCATTAATAAACCCTACTAATTCATTAAGCTGGGCTTGTGATAAGTTATTATACTCAACCACATCAGTATCTTCTGTCCAAATTGTGGTAGGCACCTCTTCTTGATTAATAACTTCGCCATCGTCATTTTTAGTTTTAACTATTTTAGTAGATGGTATTTGTTTATAGAAAGGTTCATCGTATATAGCTTGATGTCTAAAAGGAAAATAATAAATTTGAGAGTCACTATCAGTCACAGGCACTAATCCTATACCACATATTTGATTCATGTCATAAGGATTTAATCCGTTAGTTTCCACATCAATAATCCACTCTGATACTTTAGGTAGTGAATTTAATGTCTCTGTAAATGTGTCTGAAGTTACTATCATATTTGAATTAACAAGACCCCCCGGCAGGACATAAGCCGGAGAGTCTTTAGTTATGGAGGTTGTTAACCTAGAATAAAGAGTCGTCATCGTCATCAACGCTTACAGCATCTGATGGTACGTTGTCAGAAGATGGCACATCGCTAGCACCATATCTCTGACCTAAATACTCTTTAATAGGTGTAAGATTTTGCACTTCTGCTTGTTTGTCATCAGGTAACTCAATGCTTCCTGATGTAGAAGTGATTGTGTATGTAGTGTCTAATGCACTACCTCGTCTTTTTACTCTAATAACAGACTTACTTAGTGAGCCGTTATCTTCAAAGATGTCTACGAACTGATTCCAATTACTGTTCTGTGCTCCAAAAGATAGAGTTAAAACTTTAAAATCGTTAACAGTTTCTTTAAATAGTTTACTACCAGACGGACTAGTAACCTCTTCCCATGAGTCTACTCTTTGTTCTGCATGCATTATCTCTGTTACATACACCCAAAGTGCAAACTTATGTCGTGGTTGTCTTCTTCTCCCATCTTCATAAACCATAGCTTCGCTAGGTACAGATGCAACGGGTTCTCCGTCTACAACTAATACGCTAGTCCAACTTTTATCCATGCCTTGTTGAAATTCATATACATGAAAATCATCTAAGTGAATATCGCCCTCTTCACCTGTGGCAATACTTTTCATAAAAACTTGGTCTCCATCTTTAAGCCAAACTTCTTTTCCAGAAGATTCTGACCCGTTAGGTGTCCTACTTTCTTTATTCTGTATTGTATTTTGTATCATACTGATTCCTGACATTAAGCCTCCTTTACCAGTATCTTTTATTTTTAATTACATTTTTTAGTATACCATAAGATTTGATGTCTTGCACATCTTTATATGCTTCAGGTATATCTATATGAGATACTTTAATTTTATTATCTAATAATTCAAAAGCTCTCTTTTTACCTCTCTGCCCCGCTTCATCATTATCTAAACATAGTATAATCTCTTTAGTGGGTAAAGTCAATATTAAATCTTTTTGCTTTTCTGACATGCTCATGCCCAATAAAGCAACAGCTGGAAATCCTAATTGATTAAGCCACATAGCATCCAAAGGTCCCTCTGTAACACATACATATTCACAGTCCCGTATATAAGGCTGTCCAAATAATATATGAGATTTCTTAAGTCCTTTAGAATATAAGTACTTAGGTATTTGTTTTTCCTGTCTAGTAATCCAACCCACTGTTCTAAAATTAATATCTTTAACAGGTATTATTAATCCGTTTGCGGGGGATATACCACACAACCATTTTTTCATACTCTGTTTATCAAACCCTCTATCAAATATCCATTTAGGAACCATGCCTAACTTGAAAGGCACATTAACTTCTGGTAAAGGTCCTTCCTCTACAATAGGTGGTTCAATAAATAATCTTTTACTATGTGTATCTTTATAACTTACTAAGTATTGGTTTACTTGTTTAAAGTCCCAATCTTTATATTCTTGGATAAAACTTTTTAAACTACCCTGACCACATCCTGCAAAACATATCCACACGCCCTTATCTAAATTTATAGAACAAGATTCTGAGTTATCATCATGAAAAGGGCACAATATTGATACCTCATCAACACCAACAGGTACATCTATACCTAAATTAAGTAGTGCTTGTATCCAATCAATCATCCTATTTACTCTGTATGCGGTATAAGTAACCATCTTTCTCTCTCCAAAAACCTTCTGGGAATGTCATACCACACTGAAAACAATATGGGTCATTCTTTACTAAGCCTAAAACTTTTTTATTAAGTAATTCATTTGTATCTACTATTGTCTTACCTACTCTTAATTTACCTCCAGCCGCACACTTACCACACTTTGTATTAATTAAACGTGTCATGATTCTCCTCTATTCTACCTTTATCAACATCCCAGATAAATTCTGTAGTGGATGCTCCTAAATCGCCATCCCTATATTTCTGAAATGCTATTTCTCTTAATTGTGGCTCATCTTCTATCATACACATAGATATGGCTACGTCTGATGCCCTTATTAAAGCATCTCCAAAAGCTACTTGACCTGCCGTAGGTTGTGAATACATGTTTGCTGCATCCCTAGTTGCTTGTGTTGAAGCAACCACAGTGGTGTTTGTAGATAGTGCCATCGTCTTAAGTCCATAAAACAATGAATGCGACTGTTCCCATGCAGCTTTATTCTTATCTGCAGTAGAAACTAAGTATACCCCATCGATAATTAACACATCTGGACTATACTTACGCACTAAATTAGTAATACTAGGTAGTGATATACTATCTTCTCCACTAATATGGTCACATACTAGTAGATTTTTATAGTTTACTTCTTCTAAAAAGCGTTTATATTCGCCTTCATCTATCTCTTTACCGTTTCTAAGAGCACTATGTGATAGTTTATAGCCTAATGAGTGCCCTAATAGCACATCCATACGCAAAGCTATAGCTGATGTAGGCATTTCTGTAGATACAAGCAGTGTTTTATGCCCACTACGCACAGCATCTGCTGCTAATTTACAACATAACCATGTTTTACCCACTGTAGGTCTAGCATAAGACGTAATTAAGTCACCGGGTTGCCAACCAACGCCAGATGCGTTAATTAAATGGAAAGGAGTGCGTATACCTATCAATCCATCACCCATTTGCCTAATGCTACTACGCCTCTTCCACTCTTCATACCTATCTAGTGCCCCATTATCGTATTGATTTACATCTTCATCATGTAATATCTCTATATCACTTAGACCTTCTATCAAACTACCTAATGCTTTCTTAGGATTTTCGTCTAATATAGCTTGATTAGAGTTAATAGTGTTCACTATGTTTCTAAACATAACCTGTTTGCTAAACTCATCAAGGGCATAATTAAAATTAACTGACTGTGCATCAGGTTTTAACGTATCAAACTTCTCTATTAGTAACTCTGGTTTAGGAAAGTCCTTATAAGTGTCGATATGGTCCTGTATAAACTTAAATGTTTCTCCATGTTCTGCAAAATCTTTGGGTGAATGAGTAAAGTGTTTATAATTACTCGATTCGCACAGACTAAAAATGACTGCAGACTCTATAAAATTAAAATTTTCCAATACTATTTCTCTTCGTTTAATTTATTTCTTAGCGATTTTTTCACTTTGTATATGGAGTAGTTTACCACAACTTCCTGTCCATTGACAATCTTTGTGTCAGAAATACTTTTTAACTGTTGTTCTATGTCCTTCATAGTGTGGTTTTGAAATTTTTTAAGTAAGAACTCTTTTTCACCTTTATCTAACTTAAGTGAATCTAAATAGTCTACAAACTCTACTTCATCTAAGTTTTCGTCTAGTTGTTTAACAAAGTCACTTAGTCTATATGAGTTATCATCTTCTGCGGTTTCTAAATCTAAACTATAACTTTGTATCTTCTTACTTGCTTGCAACCATAGTGTTTTTAATCTATTCACCATAGCTGTATGTAAATATGTATGGAATATAGCGTTTCTATTTGGTTTATATAACTTAGCTGCTTTAAGAACTATCATTCGTAATTCTTGGGCAAGGTCATCTCTGTCGTAACCTTGTATGTAAATGTTCGACAACATTTTGTTAATCTTCGGCTCCCATTGTAGTATTAGGTCGTTGTCTATTTTCATTTGTTTTTTGTTTCCTATATGTTTGATAACACTCTCGTGTGCAATAAACATTCTTTAATTTTAATCTATATCCCTGCATTACTCTTTTTCTGCTCCTATAAAAAGGAACTCTGCAAAAAGAACAGGTTAGTTTAATTCTATTCCACTTAAATCTACATTCACCATCATGTAGTCCGTAACGGTCCGTGGTTGCCAACCTACATACTTTACAGTATACCACAGGTTTAGGTTTAGGTGGGTTGGTTTCTAGATTATTCTTGAGTAAAACTCTTCTTGCATACGATATATCTGCCCCTGCTCGTCTTGCAATTTCAGATGTAGACATAAAAGGATTTTGTTTCCTAAGTCTAACAACCTTATTCTTTACCTTCATTTTCTAATTTATCTACTTTATCAGATAACTCTTGTATTGCTTTAATTAAAGGGGCTATTAATTCAGTGTATGCTAATCCTAATTTTTTATTTTCTTCTAAACCATCTACTAAAGAAAGTGTCTCTGGGTCTACATTACACTCTTCTAAAACTTTAACTACTTCTTGAGCAATTAAACCGTGTTCAATTTTAGAACTTTGTAACCTATTGTATTGAGAGGGGTTTAATTTTTTTATAAAGTTTAATCCAAAATCTACTGGTTTAATGTTTTCTTTATACCTAACGTCTGAAGATGTGCTGTCTGCACTAGCTGAATTAACTTTTTGCCATCTAAAACTAGATGAGCCTAATAAAAATCCAGAATCAGCTGCTCCAGTAGAGTTTACAGTAGGCAACCAGTTGTTAGCTACATCTCCTGATAATGCCGACCCTCCTATGCTACCTTGAGCATATACAATAGTGCTATCTGTAGCAGATGTCTCTGCATCGGTAGGAGCCCCTTGACTTATAAATAATTCTATTTTAGCTTTTGCACCAACAATGCTAGCCCCTACTCTAGCTATTTTTAAATTTTGAGCTGATAAAGGATATAAATCACCACTACCTGCTAAGGTACTTCTTCCTACACTAGAGTTTCGTTGTTCATAGGCTTCTTCTGTTAAAGTTACAAATTCAGATGTGGACACATGTGGGTCAAAGAAAATAATATAATGTGTATCAGGGTTACCGTCATTATCAGAATCATTAAATACTAAATCACTATTGATACCATACGTTCCCCCATCTGTACAACCAGCATTTATGGAATAAGTTTCTGTGCCTACATATAAAGTCCCAGCGTTCCATGATACATTATCATCTACTTCTGTTACTGTGCCTGATGAGTCTGAACCACTACTTTTGCCCGGATAAAATTGTCCTCTATAGTGTGGTTTGTAATCTTCAAAAGTATATGACCCTCCATAATCATCATCCACCATATCATCAAGGTTACTAACATTAGGTCTTCTAGCAGCCACTACTTTTGATAAATCTAAAGTGCCATCATTTTTTATACTTCCGTCCCTAAAACCTATAGTTTCCATATCCGTATATGCTTTTCCTGCAGTTTCATAATATATCATTGATGTTACTAAAGCAGGTCTAGCTTGTACGCCGTGTAATTGAGAGTCAACAGTAACCATATGTCCAGCCCTTACTGGAGCTGCAAATCTTAAATAATCAT